TTTTACCGTTCCCGAAAAGAAAGATTCTAATGAGTGGCGTTGGAAAACAAGAGATTTTTGGACAAAATTTCTTGATACTGCCGAAAAAATATCAATACACAGTAAAAAAGACATTATATACAACCTCTCCCGGCTGGAATATTGGCTGATTCGTCAGCAGGGCAACAATCTTGATGTATACATTCAGTGCCTCGGTATTGAAGAACTTATCAAAGTCATTCAAAATCGTGATTCCGATTTAAAGGCACATCATCAATATATCATTGATGAGTTTAGCTTAGAAAACGTCTCAGAACCCGAAAAACCTCAACCCGCACCGCTCCCGGTTGTTGTCGAATCATCATCTAAAACATTTATATATCGCTGTGAAATCTGCGGATTGTTTAAGTCTGAAACGGAGTTCACAATGTATGACAGGAGTACAGGAGGCGGAAAATGCCGTTCCTGCATGAATTCTGATGTACAGCAATAACGCGCGTCGGAAACTCGACACTCGGGGTCGGCTCGTTATACCGAAGTACATTCGAGATGTCTTCGACCTCGAAACCGGACAGGTTGAAATCTTCACCGAAAACGATTTAATCTGTATTCGCAAAGTCGCTGACAGCGCGAACGGAATTTCACAGTCTCGCCCATCAGCGCGCGGGACTTCATACTGTAACTACTGTATCTGTTCATCTTGTAACGGTTTCGGCTGTCCTTGGGTCGCGAGAGTTTACCAAACCGGGTGGAGTATCGGTCAACGCAATCCCGAGCGTTGCCGGCTCTGTGTACAAAAAAGATTTGAGCGGATTCACGATTGCGACTTCTATACGGCGAAAAAGCGCAAGAAGTTCTATGTCAAGCGTTCTCTTCGGCGTCCGAGCCAACATGAAATCATCATAAGGGAACTTTCAGAGTTAAAAAAAATGCTCAAACGTCCCCCCTGAGAATCCCACGTAATTTCGTATAATCAATATTATTTGACCGCTTGCGGGAAGAGCAGAGCAGGGAAGAAAAGAAAAAATCTAATTATTTGTTCATAGTAATGCGTTCGAATGGCTTAGTATGAACAAACAATCATTGAACCGTCAGCGAAGAAAACGCGCTTGACTCACATTTAACCGATAAGCACGAATACACACCCACGGAAACGGGAAGCGTAGCCCCGTCCGTGGGTGTTTCGTCTTCCGGTTAATTGCTCAATGCGTTTTTGACCTGCGTTTCAAGGGATTTTAAGTTTCACAATTACGTTTACCGAGTAATGACATCGCTATAATTAGCAGATATGTACCTAAAATTAATAGAACACCCCATGAAAGCCCTGTTTTCATTTCGTATAGTGTAAAATCAAAGAGACTTTCTTTTTGATTCAAAAATGTTACCGTTGCTATGAAATATATAATTGATAATATAAATCCTATAATTGATGATATAAAAAGTGTTGTATACATATGTTCGTTGAGAAAACTAAGAAAAGCCGACCCTATTAATAATGCAATTGGAAACAGAAAAGCTACTAAAGCAAATGGATTTCCGTATACTCCCGAGCCTTTAACTCCAAAAATAGTATTAAATCCAGTCAATACTTGTGTTTCTTTTAATAAATCTGTATCAAGTAAGGTTTTACTTACTGTGAACAACGGAAGAAAGAAATATAGACATAATGCTAAACAGGCAATTCTTATAATAATCAGCCCTGCTATTTCAAAGAATGTTGATACTTCCGGTTTAGACATGATGTAACTCCTTATACTGCTTTAATATCCTTTTTTAATTTTTATATCAAGATATTTAGATAATTTTTTTAGAACTTTAAAACTATAGAAAAGAATCAGTATAATCAACACAGAAGAAGTAAGAACAAGAATAATAACAACAATAAAAATTAAAACCGAAAAAATTCCCGCAATCACTCCACCCGCAATCATTAACGAAAAAATATCTTCCATGATGAATTTGGTCTCCTTAAAATTTTTGAGAAATGCTTATTGTACTATTTTTATTATTGTTTACGTTAAATGTGTTTCCGTACTGTCGACCTACAAGAACGTCAAGTGGTATTTTATAAAATTCTGCTATTTTCAACAAAATGTCTATTTTAGGCTCGCTCCTGCCTGTTTCATAAAAACTATATGCCCTTTGCGTTATATTTAATATGTCAGCTAAATCTTGTTGCTTAAGTTTGTTTTGTTCTCTAAAACTTTTCAAATTTCGAGATAATGCATTCATATAATCACTCCTTTTGTTGATTAATATTATAAGTTATATTGTTGTATTTGTCAAATATAAACAAAATAATATAGTTATATTTGTACTATATTCCTATTGAATAATAGTTATAAATGTTCTATAATAGATATAGACCCCTAAAAAAGGTGAAGAAAAAGGAGGAAACACATGACCAACAAAGCAGAATATGACGAATATGTAGAAGAAGTCATCATCTACGCGATAATTAACTATTCCACGCTCGCAGATGTCGAGTATTATACAGGGTTTTCCCGAAACCGGATACAGCTTGTGTCGGAAAAATACGGATTAATCGTATCGTAGCCGGGGAAAACCCCCGCCAATCCGAAGAAAAGCGGGGTGGAGTGATTAAAGTTTAAGTATTTTCTTGATTAAAGCTTTTACTGTCAAGGCAATCGCTAACAAGCCTAATGCTTGTCCAAAGAAATACCAAACTTCTCTCGGAGTGTTTCTCAACCCTTCGGTTAAGAGTTCTCCCCAGTCGATGTATGGCACGACTTCACCCCCTTTCTTACAAAATTACCATATATTATACCACATTTGAAAGGAAAAACCAAAACATGGAAATCTTAACAACAATCATATCAATTGCCGTTCTGCTGTTGATTCTACAGACGATTTATAAAGTCTTTCGTTGGTTTCGCCGACTGATTCGTAAGGCTTTGGTAAAGAAACAGCCGAAAGAGGACAATCGTTACTGTGTCCTTAAAATCACCGAAGACGGTGAGTTGACCCATTTTAAGTTTGATGATGAGAAGTCGGCGCGCTCATCGTACTCAACATTGTTGAACTTCTCGGAACATGACGGTTCGTTTATCGCGCTTTTTGAAAGGGCGGTTATGATAGATACTAATGATGAAAGGGGGAAACTCGAATGAAAGTAGTAGGGGTAGATATTAAGTCGGGAAATTATCAGGGTCATGATTATTGTAATGCGATGATATATGGGACTTACCCGGTCAAGAACGGATTAGGAGTGGCGACCCGGCATGAAAAAGTAAGATACACAAAACTTTGTGAAATTCTTGCCGTTCCGACTGTCGATGAAAAAGTGATGAAAGAGCGATTAGTCGGTAAAGATTTAGAATTTGCTTGTGACCGTTACGGTAATGTCGTCTACATCACCGAAGAAAGATGAGGTTAGGGCATGGAAGAAACAACAACGGTCGAACCCACGACCACAGATACGCCCGAAGAGGAAACCACTGATATTGAGACAACTGCCGATGTCAGTGAAACTATCGCAGAAACGCTTGAACCTGTTTTTAATGATGAAATACCGCCTAAGGTCGATTTCTTTATTGATTTTATAATCTTCACAGTGTTTGTTGCGTTAGTTGTAGTCGTTTTTAAAGCCTTGTACAGGTTTTTAAAAATATTCTTTTAGAAAGGAGTAAAATTATGAAAAGGTATATGAAATTAATGATATCCGCTGTTATTGGTGCGATGACGATGTTGACACTTGCAATTTCTTCGTCTGCGGCACCTCCTGTGACCATGCCGGATATGTCAACGGTTGTTACGCCGGATATCGCGAATAACTTCATTGGGACTATAGTTTCTATCGTTCCTCTGTTATTGCCGATTGTTTTAACATTAATAATCATTGGCGTAATTATCGGATTAATCAAGAAGTTCGCGCGATAATCGTAAGGGAGGGGACTTAAAGTCCCCTCTGTACATATTTCTAACAGGAGGCATCGTATGACTTGGACACAGTTTTTTTCAATATTCAAAATTGCATTAATCCTATTTTCACTTTTTCTGACGTCATGCACTTTTTTCTATATCTATTGGCGGTTTTACAAGAAAATCAAGCCTAAAAAAGGTGAATACCGTTGGGTTGGTTACGGGAACTTCTTTTCCCGAATCTTCGTAGAATTCCCCCGACAGCTTATGTACGACAAGTTGAACCGTGACCCTGATGAATTCCGGGAATACGGCGTTCATGTTATTGCAGGAGAGCAAGGGAAAGGAAAGACCTGCACCGGTGCGCGCATGATGTTGCGGTTTCAGAAAATGTACCCGAAGTTAAAAATCCGTACCAACTTTGATTTTAAGCACGAAGACGGCGTTATTTATGATTGGCGCGACTTAATGCAAGCCGATAACGGAATCTATGGAGAAATCTGCTTTATCGACGAGGTTCAAAACTGGTTTAACTCGTCACAGTCGAAAGACTTCCCGATAGAGATGATGACAATAATTACCCAGCAACGCAAAGAACGCAAAATGATTCTCTGCACCTCGCAGGTATTCACAAGAGTAGCCAAACCGATTCGCGAACAGACGTATTTCCTTTATCAACCGTTTACGCTTCGGGGCTGCCTGACGATTGTGCCGAAGTTTAAGCTGAAGATTAAAGCCGACAACGGAAACCCCGAAAAGAAGAAGTTTAAAGGATTTTTCTTTTTCGTCCACAACTCCGAACTTCGAGAAAGTTTCGACACCTACCGAAAAATCGAACGTCTTTCCAAAGAGGGCTTTAAATCCGCTGACGAACATCTGTGACCGCCAAAAACGATTTAATCTGTATTCGCAAAGTCGCTGATAGAGCGAACGTAATTTCACAGTCGTCCACATCAGCGTGTGTCACTCATAAAGTTTACTTACCAATGTTTTTATCCTGCTGTTTTTATCCCAGTTATTTACCAATCGGTAAACTTTCCTACAGCCCGGCAGCCTATCCTCTGACCTATTATCACCGGTGGGTACGTAAAGTTCCCCGTGGCGTGTGGCAGCTTATTCCGACTAAAGCCCGTGATTGCAAGACATCTGTGCCCGTGTGGCGTGTTCCCTGTTAATTGAAATCCCCCGTATTGATTCCTCATCACACGGTATTGACCCCCGCAACCCCACCAATAATCCCAAACCCGCCCGCAGGCGAAACCTGTCCGCAGACAGACAAAAACTCAACACACTGCATGATAATCCCCCACAACTTCCCAAAGGAGCACCTCATGACTTCCACTCGAAAAGCAAAACATCATACCTTAAAGCGCGTAATCGCCCTCGCGCTTGCTTTGCTTTTCCTACTCGGCTCCGTCCCCTCGTTTGCTTTTAATACTTCTGCAAGTAGCGGTACCGGTAACCGTGATTTACCTGATATAGATGAAACCACTCGTATGGCTGGTGTAACTTGGGTTCTTTTTAATATTTTTGGTTTACCTATGGGTCCCGTTCCTATACCGATTCTTCCTGATGAAACATTAAAATATTTGTTATCCGATAAATCTTTCATACGTGAAGTTGAAGAAGCTGCAGAACCTTTTTTCCCGCCCGGTGTAAAATTTGTTTATGACGGGAAACAATTTATTGTCAAATACAACTCCGTCCGTGACATCAGAATCGGCAACTATATCTTCGACCGTTATGTGTTCGGCACAAAAATAGACTACAGAGACTTCATCAAATGGAACGATTATTGGAACCAGTATAACATCAATAACACTTCAAACTGCCGTCAACATTACGTTCCTTTCATTATCTATGACGGTAAAATGTATATAGAAACCATAACCGGTATTGGTAATACTCCTGCTGTCAGAGATATTTTCGGTTTATCGGGTGGTTATATGTATTATTTTACGATTTTAAGTGCCACTATCTCATTACCTGTATTACCGTTAGATGAACACTGGACAATCGAGCAGGGTGACTATTACGGAACGTATGTCACGAGCACCAGAAATGAAAATTTAGGTTTATCTAACATACCGACCGCCGGTAATCGCCAATGGCTTGATGTACGGCAATATGCATTTAATGCACAACAGGGGTTATTTCCTTTTGGCGGTGCGGTCAAGACATTCGAGCAAATCACCGCAGGTGCAACACCAACTGAAATAGAAAACAACCTCGGCAGTTTCTATCCGCGCTCTGGTCAAACAGGTGTTCTTGTCGTTCCGCCGACATTCTATGCACAAACTGGTATGACATTTATGAAATACCTCGAAACATTAAACATAGATGAAATCTTTGAACGTCAACCGCCTACTTTAGAAACAAATAATTTCCCGGTTCCCCCTGAATTGCAAGACCCGGAATTCGGCGATGGTGGCAACGGCGGAAACGGTGGCGGTGGCACCGATTTAACCGGCATACTCGGTTGGCTTGACAGAATCTATCAAATGTTAGAAGAAATTCGAAATGCCATACAACTTCAAATGTATTATTTAAATCTATACTTGCAAGAACTCCCTGCAAGTTTAAACAATATAGGTAGTCTTCTTGGCAGTATTCTTAGTGAAATCAAGAAAGTTGTAAGCAACACAGACGGACTTAACGGCGGTAATGGTGGTAATGGTGGCGGTTCTACGATTTGGGACTTCCTTTCAAGTTTAATTGATTTACTTAGTTTTTTTACAAATTTCTTTGATTATTTTTTACAAGATTTTTCTCCACCGGAATTAGATATTGGTGGAGAACTCGTTAGTGCTATTGAAATAGGAAAAACAAACTTTTGGACGAAATTGAAAGATTTGTTGTTAAGTGTATTTGTGCCAAGACAAGAAGTAATTCAAGATGATGTTTTAGCATTGAAACAAAAATATAATGAAAAATTCGCTTTTATACCTCAAACAAAATCATTTATTGATGATTTTATTGATTTATTTAATGATAGTGAGGACGTTTTACAAGATGAAATTGCGTTTAAATCATATATAGAAAATGTAAGTAACTTAGACGGTTTTTCTTCTATTGTTGATGATGACCATACTAACCCTGATTTGCCCGGATATATTGTTATAAATATATTCGGTAAGCATTTAATATTTGATAAAAATGAGTATAGTGTATATCCGTTTGTTTCTACAATTATGTGGCCGGTGTATCCTTATAGATTTACTATTCATCTTATAATACTTGTTTTTTCCTATACGACATTTTCATTTAGTGTATTAAAGAGAATACCGAAACTTTTGGGAGGTATTACTTAATGATATTTGAATTAATAATTAAAACACTTATTAAAGCATATCTACAGGCTTTTGAATATTTCCCGACTATATCTTTTGACTTTTTACCGGGTCTTTTTGATGTTTTAAGTGATGCTGTTTTTGTGGTTCATTTTTTTATTCCGCTTGTTGGTTTACTTCCTTTGATATTATTTTCTATATTTTTAGATTTTACTAAAATGATAATAGCAGCCGTAGTCCGAATCAAATCATTCATACCGACAATGGGGGCGTAAAATGGGAATATTTGTTATATTGGCATTAATCGAATATATAATTTCGGATTTTATAGATTACATTTTTAATATTACAGGTTGTTCTTTGGGTGATATATTTTTTAAGGATAAAACCGGTAATAAGAAAGGGTAATGACTATGTTAGTAGATATTCTTCGAATCCTTATATTTTATCTTGCGATGTGCTTGGTGTTGGTGTTTCGCGATAATCCTTAATTTATACGCACGAAAAATGGTATATATTAACAGTTTTTTTGTGGTGTTTACGACCGATTTGAGTCGTAGAACCCCCCCACGCTAATAGGGGGGTACTACCTACAGGAAAACTTAAAAAAACATAGTGATACAGCGAGATTGGAGGTGTTTTAATTTTGAAACAAAAAACAGCAGAAAAAATAGTAATTAATACCATTTTAAAGGACGGACTTTCCGAACCTGAAAATCCTGTAAAAATCCGAAAAGAAAATATAATTCTGTATGACTGGCTTACATTTACATCAAAAATTGATTCACCGGAGTCATTAATTGAAATGTTGGGACTTCAGAAATTAAAATTTGAAAAAAGCTACGGCAGATATTTCTATAAACAAAGCTTGAAATGCGGTAAAATTAATATATATTATGACGGACATGATGAAGATATGGGCGTATGTGTAGAAATGTCCGGTCAGGGTTGCAGAGAATTTGAGACATTCGGTCACGGGAACTGGGATAGTCTTTTTAATGATTTGTTCAGAAACGAGGGTGAATACAATGTATCACGATTGGATGTGGCACTTGATGATTACAAAAAGCTTTTAAATATTTTAAAAATTGCCGAATACACCCGAAAAGAACAATATACATCGAAAGCAAATGCCACTAAAATTACTTACAGCAAAGAGGGAAAGGGAGAGACAGAGGCTGTTTCTGTCGTTTTCGGTTCTCGCAGTTCGGAAATGCTCATCAGAATCTATGATAAAGCAAAAGAGCGCGGATATAATGACGATACGCATTGGGTGCGTTGTGAAATGCAGTTAAAAGGGGAAAAAGCAAAAAATTTCATTTTGTTAAAAAAACCTGTAGGCGAGAAATTCCGAGGCGTACTTAACAATTATCTTCG